ATCTTGAGCTCCGAACTTAGCCATTATCTGTTGCATAATTTGGTAAGCCCGTGAACGCTTAGATAAGTCCATCGGAACTATGGCTTCTGGCAAGTTGCCTTCAAACAATTTGTAAACGCCCGCTTTGTTTCCGAAACCACCATTCTCAAATCCTTTAATATAACGATAAACAGCTGACGCCTGACTTTCGCGAAGACCACCGGTGCCGTTCATAGCACCACCTGATTCCCACGTTGCAAAGAATTTATATGCGGCTTCTGTTGGATTGGTCATACGTAGAACAGATTTTAACAAACCACTCTCACCGGGCTCGTTAAGGGCGTAATTAATTTGGCCAGCAGCTGAGTCCCATGCATATCCATGTTTTCTAAGCCAGCTTCTTAATGCTGTTTCACGAGTGAACGTCCATTGTCCCAACCCAGTACCATGATCAAGTGGATCAATGGCGGTAGGGGTCAAGTTTGATTCGATAACCCAGTTTCCTAGAACACCGGCAATACCACCATTATTTGAAGCGGGATAGCCATGTTTAAATGCTCTAGCCAATTCTCGTGCACGGGAAGCAACACTACCGGACAGCTTAATGTTGCCAACTCCTCCACCGAAGTTGTCAGCTAAATCAGAAATAGCTTTCGCAAATCCCTTTAAAGCGCGGTCAACTAGCCCTTTGCCTAAATCGTGACCGATTGAACCGACTCCCGGAGTTTTGGTCGGATCAAATGTCTTTAAAGCCATTGACTTTAAAGTCTTCAATGGGTGAGTTATCTTAGATAATGCATCCATTGCTTTATCACTAACGCTATCGAAGATAGAAGTAGCACCGCTCTTAATTTTCTTTAAAAACGATGCGATATCAATAGTACCTTTAGCATAGCCAGGAAGCGTATGCCCTAGTCCACCGTTGAAAAGCTTAGCAGTATCACCAGCATTAAGAATCTGATCGCCAGGTTTAACATTGACCACTTCAGCACCATTCATACCTAGAAATGACACTTTCCCGTTGTCTCTATCAATTTTAGCCTCGACACCGCCTTCGCCAACTAAAGCTCTAGCAGTACCAACAATACCGCCGGAAGCATAAGCTTCCATCGATACTGGAGTATAACCTGATGGATAAGCACCAACATTGATTGGTTTAATGCCAAATCCTTTAACTAAATTGTTAAAAAAACTGGTAATGTTCTTCCAGATACTATGCGTACCGGAGCCTTGTTTATCAGCAGCCTTCATTGAACTATTAGCTTGTCGCATCTGATGGCGAACAACCTCTTTAGACTGACCGGTAGCGGCCGCAATAGAATCAGCTTGCTGATCTTGTTGCTTTTTTGTAACTTCCTTACGCTGATGCTCAATTTCATTGGTAACTGATTTATGCTGATCAGTAGCATGTTTGGTAACTTTTTTGTATTGGTCATTAGCAGCATCATCTGTTTCGTCGCGCTGGTGTTTTGCTTTAGAAACAATATCGTCATGTTGCTTTTTAGAAATTGCATGTAAATCATAATATTCATGATCAGCTGTTTTTTTAGTTGATTTGTAAGTTTCGCTAGCAGAATCTTCAAGCTCATCACGTGTCTTACGTGCGGGCTTAACAGCTGCATTATATTTTTTGTTTGCATTTTCTTGCGTTGCTTTCAAGTCTCGCGAGTTAAGTTTTCCTCTATCGCTAACCAGTTTAGATAAAATTGATTTCTGTTGAGCAGCCCCTTTTGAAACGGACTTTGATACTGATGAATTAAGCTTATACTCATCAGCTGCATACTGTTTTACGTATGATCGATGAGCAGATGCCAGCTCTCTATTTTTTTCTTTATGGTTTTTACTCGTGAATAGTAATCTTGAGTATCTTTTTGCATGAGAACGATTGTAGCCTTTTTTGCAGCCGCTGCTTTCTTATCTGACTTTTGTTGTTGGCTTAAAATCTTGTTTTCTTCTTTTTGAGTCATGGATCCATTCTTAACTAATTTGTCTAAATCTTTCTTAGACTTTGATTCTTTATCTTTATAATAAGAATCAACTGAACGCCCCATTTCACCAAACAATTTGTCAGTTTGTGCCTTGGTTTTAGCATAACTGGATGGATCAGCAGACATTTTTACAACCAAAGCATTTTTAAGCTTCTTGCTATAACCACTTAACTTAGTTTCAACTTTTTTAGTGTCCGTAGAAACATTTATTTTAACTGCTTTAGGCTGAACTACATGTACCTTAGGCTTATTGGCATCTAATCCTTTTTGAATTTTAGCCCCCAGTAGCTTTCCTACTTTGTCACCACCAAATGCTCCCAGCATGCCGCCGACTAAAGTCCCGGCACCTGGTAGTATGGCTGTTCCTAACGCTGCACCGCCAGCAGCACCACTAAGATTTCCAACAAATGAACCAACGTGTGAACCCACTGTTTTTTTAGTTGTACCAATTAAATTAGTACTTGCCGTCAATACATCCAGTAAGCCAACACCACCAGCTAGCTTGCTGAACTTACCCATATCAGCTAGTTTCCCTAGTCCTTTGGCTTTACTACTATATTTCTCAACTCGGCTTAGTTCGGAAGACTCTTTAGTGGCTGTCTCAACACCTTTAGCACTACCAACATCATCTAGTAAGCCATCAACATTGCTTGTGCTAATCTCAGAGTCCGCTTTTTTAGCTTGCACATTGCGCTTGATTGCTGCTGTATTTTCGTCATAATATTCAGTGTTTTTCTTAATGCTTAATGCTTCAGTTGCCCATTTAATTCCACTCATAACTGAGCTCACAGTCCCCATTGCTTTTCCAGCGGCCCTAGTCGACTTTGTGATAATCCACCATGCTGCGCCAAATTTTGCAATGGTTTCTGTGTGCCCACCAACCATACTGAGTAATGGCTTTAAAAGTGCATTGGTTATTTTAAGCGATTCAATTAACGTTTCAAAGCCCAGGCCACCCAAGTTTTTGACAGTTTTGAAGAAATTAACAATCTCCGGAGCATTTTTGGCAATAGAGTCAGAAGCTTTGGTGACACCCTTGGCCAAGTTATCCATTGCATCATTCATTGCTTTGGGTGCTGACTTGACATCAAAGGCTTTAGCAAAAGCTTTAGTAATCGTGCTAATGCCCTTTTCTGCCGCCACACCGACCTTACTAAACTCCTTGTCAGTCCGTTTGTCAGATACCCATTTTGAAACTGCACCATAAATCGGATTTTGAGCAGTTAAAATTGGCCTTTCAATGTCGCCGATTAAAGCTGGAACACGTGCTTTGATAGTGCGTTCCATACCAACCATTGTATGTAACATGTTGTCGGCAGCTTTATCGTATTTACCAGAGCCAAGTTGATTGAAGGTCTTTTCAATATCTGATGCTGAGATTTTCCCTTGCTTGGCCATTTCACTTAAATCAGCAACCGTTACTTTCTTGCCATGATTGACTTGGGTTTCATACTTGGCCAACTGTTCACGGAACATCGGGAAGTATTGACTGATTTGATTCAGCATACCAGCATTGGCTTTACCACGTGATAAGCCGTTGACCATATCTTGGGTAACCGCCTGAATTTGCTGGCTATCCAAGCCAACAGCGTCAGACATGTTCGGCATAGATTTGGTCAGTTCATCTGATTCTTTTTTATTGGAATGTAAATGATAAAACCCTTGTTCTAATTCGTTAACAACATCTACGGCTTGACCAGTCTTAACCGACAAGTCGTTGATTGTTTTAACCATTGCGTTAGATTTGCCAACCGTACCAGTTAAAGTCAACCAGGTGGCCGTCATCTTTTGTTGCTCTTTTTCGTATTCCATACCAGCGCTAACAGCTTCGTGAATATGTGAAGTAATTGATTGAAAAGCGCTCGTGATACCATTGGCAACTAAATGAGCACCCAGAATTTTGCCAAACAAATGATTGGCCTTATCTGCGTGCTCGTTTACTCTATTTAGCTGGCTGATGACTGATGTTAATCCTGACTGCGGCTTTTTGCTTAATTGCTCATCAAGCTCTTTCATCTTAGTCCGAGTTTGGGCAATTTTAGCGCCTAATTCGTTCACTCGAATAGATTGTTGCTTATATGCATTTGAGCTTTCACCACTGACCGATTTAATTCTATTGAGCTCTTCGTTTTCTGCTTTTAATTGTTTATTAAGGTTATCATAGGCCTCTCGCAAGCCGTTAGATTTAGCCCTATTTGCTTCCAACTCATTCCCTTCGGCCTTAAATCTAGATACTAAAGCTGCCATAGACCCTTCAATTAGTTTGCTCTGCCCACGCAAGTTTTCCATATTTTTTAAGTGGGTTTGCTCTGGTGAATTTAGACTATTTAGTTCTGACTTGGATTTTGCTAACTCAGCAGTGAGTTCACTAACTCTAATCTTTTGTTGTTGATAGGATTCAGCAGTTGTCTTGGAGTCTTCTGACATTTTTATCAGTTGATGTGATTCAGATTCATAAAGAGCCTTGAGGCTTTTTATTTTATCTTTAAGGCTATCTTTTTGACTTGCGAGTGCTTCGTCTTCTTTACCTTCAGCCTTTAATTTGGCAATATAATTAGCACTTATTTTATTTTGTGCTTCCATGGCATCTTTTAATCGTAAGACACCACTTTTTTGCAGATCAAGTGACTTCTGTGCTCGTTCTTGTTGCCCCTCTAAACTGGCGATTGAGCGCTTGGCAGCGTTGATCTGATTTTCATATTTAACGTAAGCTTCTCGGCCTTTTTGAGTGGTCTGGTCTAATCCGTTTTGCTCACTTTTGAGACGCTCAATCACTAATCGTTGTGCTTCAATAGCTCGGCCAGCATCTTTGACTTTACCCGCATAGGCCGCCATAACACCTTCACCCGAACGGATTTCAGCAAAGTTAGCTTGCATACCAGATTTTAGTAATTTTGCTTCATTCTTTATTTCTCGCAACGTGCGAGTCATGCCACCGTCGTCCATGTTAATTGCGAATTCGTAGCCTTGAATTTTCTCCGTTGCCATACTTTGCCTCCTTTACAACGCACCAATTTGACGTGCTAATTCGAGTGGATCTTGAACACGGTCTTTACGTGACTTGGCATTCAACGCTGTTTGCATTTCACTAAATGAGCTTTGATAAAAGTCGCTAGGCAATATGCCTTGTGAAATCAATTGATTAGCGATGTAATCAATATCCTGAATAAAATTATCAAGTTGCCAAATCATTCTGGCTTTGGCAATTTTGGGTCTTCGTCCTCTTCCTGATCGCTACTGCTGCCTACAGATGGTAATTCTACTCCCAAGAATTGTTTTAAACAGTCATTAAAGAAGTCGTATTCGTCGCTAACCGAAAATTCCATGGACATGACACGTTTCTTTTGCGAAGCATTTAGTTCCAATAAATCACAGGTCATTTCAGCCACAACCTTTGCAAGCTTAGGTGTTAATTCGACTACACCTGTAATGCTGTCCTCAGTTTCTTCAGTAGTCTTGATGAACTTCTTATATGCTTCGGCCATTTTTTCAACATTTTGACCACTATCAATCAACGTATACTGCGTGCCCGTCCCAATTTTCTTGCCATCAAATTTAACTGATTTTGCCATTATTTATATGCCCCTTTGTGTATTGTTTATTATCATTTATTGTGAACCCGTGCTTAGAATGCGCTTCTCAGCATGTTTAAAAGCCGCCCCTAGCGGTATTGTGGATTTATTTTAGGCGACCATAATTATCAGTTATTACTGGTTGGCACAGATGAGTCACTATCAGTTTTACTAGTCTGTGAGCCTGTGTCAGTTGTAGCTTTATTGACCACTGGTACCGTTACTCGCGTTTTTATAAAACGTTTGTCCAGGGAATACAGCGTCAAACATCGCTTGCTTATCAAATTTAGGATCTGACTCAGCATATACCTTGTATGGTTGGCCGCTGAATTTATCATAGTTCAAGGCGGTAAATGTCAAATTATCATCGTCACGAGTTTCAGCTGTATCCGTGTTTGTTTGAATGTTCTGGCCAGCTTCGTTAAAAATCCCACGACCAAAGCAGAAATAAACAGCAGTACGTGTCACTGGTGAACGTGACTCAATAATAAGGCCAGCTTCAACGGGTGTGTCAGAATCAATGTAACCACCTTTACCATCTGATACCCGGCCTAATAGTTTTTGCTTGACGATGAAATTAATTTCATTTGCGTCGATTGCCACTGACGGTGCCGAAGGTGGATTAGAAACGTCCACAACTTCATTGTTGCCAGTAATCTTAGATACCGTCCCAGATAGCCCGGTAATGTTAGCAGTCTTAGTACCCAAGTTACCGTTTGCCTTGCTAGTATCAATTTGGTAAACACCCGTCGCTGATAATCCTTTATCCGCATCAATAACTGTTGAACCATCAGTATTCTTGATGCTGGTGTATAACATATTTAAACCTAATGTTGCCATTTAAATGGCCTCCTTTATATAATTAAATTTCAAAGTGTTCGTGATACTTTCTGAATCTGGTGTTAATGTCTGGCCGGCATCGCTATAACAACGAATATCATTGGTCAATAGCACTTGTTTTAACCCGGCTTCGATGGCATCCATATCGCCCGAGTAATCTTTAGGATAATAGAGCTGTATCTGAGCTTGCTTCGTCGATTGGAATGGAATCCCGTTGCCATAATCTTGACTACGCTCAGGTAACCCACTGATTACTACAATAGGCTTGTCAGTTGAAGTATCGTTAGTTGGAATAAAAAAGCTATGGACATGCTCCACAGCTAGTTCTGGTATTTCATTAATATTTGCAACAATTATGCTTTTAATAAAAGCTACCGGCGTCATTTGCCCACCTTCTTGTCCATAGCAGTCTTTAATTGTTCAACAACTGCCTTGCCAACTTGGCCTTTTGCTTCACGCTGAGTAGTCTCCCAAAAGTGTTTCCCAGAAACATGGCTGTGTTTGGAACCATTACGGTCAACGACGTCCCAGCCATCATTTCGAAAACGTGCAATGTACCCTTTTTCATCTTTGGCTGTAAAGCCAACGTTAACCGAGCCATTAGGATGATCTACAGCAATTAATGAATCACGTAGATGTGCTTTCTCAGCATGGCCATGTACCTTGCGTAGTTTTCCCAAAGGAATCTTAGGCTTCATAATTTTAATGAACTGATCTGCTCCAGCCGCATTAGCTTTAAGCTTCTCTTCGCGTCCAAAGCCTTCCGCCATAGTATCTAAAATATGCTCAAATGAGTCTGCATGTTTAATCTCATTCGCCACGCCCAATCACCACCTTATGACAAGTTATGAGGTCAAAACCATCCGGTGGTAAACCATCATCGTAGGCCACATCATCAATCTGGTAAACATCCTGATGATTGCGTCGTAATTGCATGCCGGTAGCTATTTTTAGATTATGGCGCACAAAGTAAACAGCATTCTGTTGTGAGGTGTCGCCATTTAACGCTAACCTTTGCTGAAACGACAATGACCATTCGCCGGCGTACAAACTGAATTGAGGGACAAAATCAGTAATAGGATTACCCGTATTAGGGTTAACTTTTCCAGTAGCTGCCTGAGTTCCAAACTCCAATCTAAAATTCATTCGTGCAGGATTAATTGCTTTCGTCATTTGTCCCCGCCTCATATTGCTTTTGACTGTACAACCCTCTGAGTTGACCAATGATTGAGTCTACGACTAGATTAACCGGATTAACAGCGATAGCCGTGATCGATGTTCGGTAAGTCCAATATGAACCAGCTAAGGCGTAAACAGCCGTTTCAAACAGGTCTTTCACGCCTTCCATTTCATAGAACCCTAGAACGCTATTGTCGTCCCCAATGGCCTGTTTAATGTAGCTAGTGGCCGCAGACAAGTAGCCTTTTAGTAACTCGTCATCATCATCACCATCAATTCGCAAAGATGACTTCAATGTTTCTAAATCAGCTGCCACTTAAATCACATCCTTACTTAGCCGCCCAGATTGTCACTGTACTGTGTATTTATTGGCGACATAGTTGGCTAATTACTTCCCGTCAGTCGTTGTAGCAGCGCTCGCCGCAAAGTTAGCCGTTTGATCAGCAATCTTACTGAACGAACCGGCAACAAAGGCCTCTGTATCAGTAGCTTCAACATCAAAACGATCAATTACACGAATCTTAGTTTGATCCTTTTCAAAGGCGCCAGCTCCGATATTAGTCGTTAACAATGACGCATTTTCTCGGTCAAATAAAGTAACCGCTTGTGATAAGTCACCATAATACAATGGATAAACTGGTGCCGCTGCTGTCCCAGCATTGGGTAACCACTTGTCAGCTACCTCCACAATCCGCTTACCACGAATTAAATACCGATCAGGTTGTGTTGGATCGGGTTGCAGTAGGTAACGCCCCATAGCATCCTTAACCTCGGAAAGCACATTGAAACCCGACGTATTTGTCATTAAGAACGACGTAGACTTAATGGCAGGATCAACAGCAGTATTAATCATCGTAATAATGTCATCAAACTTAGCTAAGGTTGGCTTCTTTGGCGCATTGTTCATGGCTTCGATGATCTTGGCGTTGCGGGTAACGACAACCTTCTTGGCAATCCATTGTGATAACCAAGCTAGAATATTATCAGCAGTGTCTTTGAGCAACGAATTAGTAGCCGTGGTAATGCCAGAATAACGATGGATTGTGTATTTGATAATGGACAAACGTGGGTCATCGTTGTCACCAATAGTGGCTGTTTCATCATCTAAATCAGCTAAAGCTGTCACGTCAGTCCACTTTTCGTAAACTCGTGACCCAGTTTGAGTTGTAACAGCTTCCCGATTAACATACTGCTGTAATGAATCGTATTGGCGAACCAGCGTATTAATTGCCGTTTGAATATCTTGAGGAATAGTCAAACCAATTGCATCGCCAGCTTCGTCGGTAGAAGAAGTTACCAAGTTCATAACTTTCGGATCACCTTTAATCATGCCTTGGAAGTTCTTAATGAACTTAGCTTTGATGTCTTCTTCGTCATCATCAAGTCTGGTCTTGTCCTTATCATCCATATTGGCAATTTCTTGAGCCTTGCGTTCTTCTTTCAATTGTTCATGTAAAGCGTCACGCCGGGCAACCGCATTGTCGCGATCTTGTTTCATTGCTTTAAATTTTTCTTGATCAAAGCTGTCATCAAGGACAGCAGCGTTTAACTTGTCGTTCAAGTCTGATACCTTTTGCCCTTGGGCAATCCAAGCATCATTCATTGTGTTGATATTAGCCATTAGTTGGTCTCCTTTTGATTTTTCTCAAATAAAATAGCCAATTTGCTGTTTTGTAATTCAGCAGATTGACTATTAGTAGTATTTTCTTCTTTAGACGGCTTAGTTTTATCCTTATCCGCCTTGTAAATGAGATTCAGCAACTTGTTAACTGCAGATTTAGGTGGAATGTGTGAAATAGCATTCACCGGTTGTAATTGTTGATCATTAGCAAACATAATTTCGTCAGCGAAGCCTTTATCAACGGCATCACTGGCTGTTAACCATGTTTCATTTGCCATTAGCTGTAGCAAATCAGCTTGCTCCATGCCAGTTTTAGCTTCATAGGCACTCGCAATCGATTGATCAATGCCGTTTAAAATGCTAGCTTCATGTTCGAGATCGTCAGCATTCCCAGCTGGCTGTGACCATGCCTTGTGGATCATAATTTGAGCAGTTGGTGAAATGTTGATATGATCGCCAGCCATAGCAACCACGCTTGCCGCACTAGCGGCTAATCCTTGAATATTAACTGTTACACTGCCAGCATAATTCTTTAGCATAGTGTAAATCTCACTAGCCGCAAAAACGTCACCACCATTGGAAGCAATGTCAACTTCAAGTGCTTCATCATCACTGTCGTCATCGTCAGTGTTGCCACTGTCATCATTTAAAATGTCAGCAACACCCGAAGGTGATACTGCTGGCATTCCAAAGAATTGATAGAAACCGGCTGTTTGATCATCAACAATATCGCCTTTAATCATCACTTTCTTTGTCATCATTATCACCTCCTTTTCCTGATTGAATTACAACTTGTTGTGTCGTTGGATTCTTAGCATCAGGCATTTCATCTGGGAAATAACCAGTCTGCTGTAGTAGCCAAGTAGCTTGATTATTAGCAATCGTGCCATCTTTAGCTAGCCCTGATAGGGTGGCTGCAAATGAGTCACCCAATGGGTCTACAGCAGTCCGTATATTGGCCGTAATCTTAGCATTAAGCTTGTTATCCAGTTCAGCTAAAATTGCCTGTAAATAGCGATTAAGAGCATTGGTGTACATGCCTTTAATTTGGTCAATATTGCTTTGTTGGTCACCCTGACCGTTCAAATAGCTATCAGGAATGCCGAAAACTTTAGCAATTTGCTTACTCGTCCAATCTGTTTGGCTTAACAACTTGGTAACATCGGCTTTCATTTCTAGTGGCTTGTAATCTTCAAGTTGATCAATAACTACTGGGCCGCCGTTTGACTTGTTCACCTGTTTCATGAAGTTACGCGAGCGGCTGGCCTTCATCTTCTCACTTAACAGTCCACCGTGCTGAATAGATAGCACGCCAGGAGCGCTAATTGAACGTGCTAGTGCAGCCAATGTTAAACTGTTAGATGAACTCTTGACTTGTAACTCATTCGACAATGCTTTTAATGGACTGTTACCCGTCATACCGCCATCAGTACTAGCCCAGCGAATATGAATCATGTCAGACTGTGGTACATATTGAAGAACGCCTAAGTTAGGCTCATCAAAAGTAACCGTATACGTTAAGCCACTGCCGTCATCTAATAAGTAGGTTTGCACTTGGCTCGGTCGCAAATATTCCCAGCGCAGGTCTAAGCCATTAGGATTACGCCAACGATATGCAAAGCATTCACCACCCAATAACAATTGTGAATACATAGACTGCCAAAACGTGTGACCGTTAGCTGTCGTGCTAGGATTGTTTAGAATTCCTTGTGCTCGTGGCATATTGGCCATTAATTGTACCGTGGCTAAGTCTCCAGATATTTGATTAACCGCTGAATAAATATCTGAATTTTCCAAAGCATCTTTGGCACTAACATACTCATTATTGCCAGTTGGTGACAAAAAATTAACGATATTATCGTCTTCTACTGGCACGCTTTGAATACTAACTGAATTATTTATTGCCGTTGGTGGTTCAAAAAAGGGCATTGTTAATCACCTCCTTTTTGACCAGCTGTTACGACTTCCGAAAGCCAGCCAACTAAAAACAAAGCTACAGCAATTGCTAGAACGCCCTGTGCCTGCCCAAATAAAAAGGCTGCATACACTCCAGCAATCATACCTAGAATGAAACACAGTACATCAAAATAATGCCAGATAGTTGCAAAAAATTGTTTAAAAATCATCAATATCATCTCCTAGCAATCCTGACTCTGGGTTATTAAACCATTCAAGAACTTGTTTTTCGTTCATACGTTCAACCTGTTTATCAGGATTGTTTACGTCTGAAAAGTCTTCAAAGTGATACATGGCTTGGAATAAGGCATCAATTAACGCATCTACCACATCAATCTTCAATGTGGCCTTAGCTTTATCGACTTGAATACCAATTTTGTCTTCATAAATTTCAGCATTTAGTAATGCCTTTTCCATAATTCGATCATCCAAGCGGTCTACCGAGCCTTCAACAAACATCGTCTGCAAAAACTTAGTTGGATCCTTCAATTCACTAGTCCGCTGCCGAATGGCTTGCAATGGCCACCCTGAATTCAAATCTAGCTGCTTGATTGTAGGCGTTAGCCCCCACGCGTCATAACCAAAGAAAACAACTTCCAGTCTATGCCGCTCAACAAAGTTGAGTAACCACTGATAAACTTGCTCATCATTGATTAGCCCTTGAGGATGGCTACTAATTGTACAAAATCCCTTTTGAGCTAAGTCCCGATAGTTAATACCGTCTTGCTTTTCTTTAGCCTCAATCGAACCGGCTTTCTGCCAGGGAATAAAGCTATGCTGATAAATAAACCATCGTGGTTTGTCATTATTATCACGATAAGGAAATACAAATGCTAGCGCTGTGTTATCACTAAACATCGAGTAGTCAAAACCAATATAGACTTGCCGGTCATCAAAACTAAATGATGATATAATAGCTTGCTCAACGTCAGGCAGTTTCAAGAAGCTGTCGGCCGATTGCTCTAGCCACAAGTTAAGGTTTTTGTTTTGGAAATCGTTGAGTGTGCCCGACAAAGCGTCAGAATCGCGCTTATCTGTTAAGCCGTTCAGCAACACTTCTCGTTGGCTCGGTAAATCTAGTAAAGGATTACTTTTAACCCACATATTGGGCTTATAAGTTTCATCCAGATTGTCCTGCGACCAAATAAGCCCCAAATATGTATCAGCATTGCGCAAATAATCTTGTTCCATGGCTTGCTGAATCATACGCTCATCATCGTGAAACGGAACAGTGGGATCAGGATATGCCGTTGAAATTTGAATAAATTGCCGATTGGGTACTTTAACTTGCCCTGACACAATCTTAGAAATCTTTTGTCGTGTCTTAATTTCACCAATTTCATCAAAGATAGCGGTTGTGAAATGAAAGCTATCGTACTGACCAGCTTCGTGACTGATTGCTCGCAGTTTATTGTTATTACTACTCATCACAACTTGGTCTGCTTGTGAAGACAATGTCCGAGTATCTAACCCACTATCAGCAATCAATGACTTAAATGGCTCAATAGTTGCAATCTTAGCCAACATTGATTTAATGTAACCCAGAATCTTGCTCGTTTGTTTGTAATTAATGGATGAAACTAGATAGTCTTGGTTAGATAGTCCCAATGACTCAATTAAATAACTATAGGCAGTGATAATCGCCATCAGATAAGTTTTGCCTTGGCCCCGCGCAACGGAAACAATTGCTCGCGAAAAGCGCTTGCCACCGTCATCATTACGCCAACCAATCAGCATTGCCATAATAAACTCTTGCCATGGCATTAGTTTTGTGGGTTCACCAGTATCAACATTCGGGCAAATTGCCGCAAACTTCAAAACCTGTGAAACTTTCTTGGTTGAATAATGAAAGGAAAAGTCAACACTTCCCTGGCGCTGTAAATCACGCAAATGCCGTAGTGCAGCTAGCTTAATCAAATAACCGGTAACAACATCGCCATCTAAAACTGAGAAAGCGTATTTGGTACCAGCATCGTTATAACGCGTTTTAATGGATTGCCAATCGATTGATTGGTAAACGCCCAAGACATCGTGTGTTTGTGTTAGATCAACTTTCATAATTACCGCCTATCCTAAGAACTCTTTCATTCGATCAGCGACGCTACGTTTGTCTTTGTGATCATCTAAATTCAGCTTTAACAAATCACTGCGCGATTTTGGCGACAAGCCTAGTTCAGCGCCTAGTTTAGTCAGATTTTTAACCGCGGAATCATAAATTTGTGTCATGGGATTACGCTTGTAGCCCACGAAGTCTTGACCAATTTTTTTACCGGTCTGATCTTGTAACGTTTTATAGATTGCTTGAACTTCACCGTTTTCCTGGATATGTTTATACGCATTGCGATAAATCTCATATTGGGAAGCATATTGCTCTACAAGCCCGCTATCAATGTGTTTAACCGGGGTATCATCTTCTAAAAAAGGCACTAATCGACGCCAAACGACCTTAGCTTGCCGGCCTAAATAAGCTGGCGGTGTACGTGTTAATTGCCCATCGTTGACGTCTTTATCCGACTTTTTCACCACTACTCTCTCCTTTCATTATTTGGTGACCCCCCTACCTAAAAATTTTCAAAAATTGTTTCTATCACAAAATAACGGCAATGTGTGTGCTCTTTCTGGGACGTGTTAGGGGGCGGGGGTTGTTTTAATAATTATCGCGACTAATTACATTCATAAATTTAAAATTGCTTAAATCGAATGACAGGCGCTTTTAAATTAATGAGGATTGACCAGTTTGATTCTTCTGACAACTGATAGTCTTTGCTTTTTAGAACCTGTCCCAGCTTTCTCTTTTGACTGGGATTAAAGCCGATAAGATCAACATAAGCCTTATCATCATTCTGTAAAGCAGCTGTTTCAATTTCACTCTTAACATATGCAATTTGCTTATCGGTTAGTCCCTGTTGCATTGCTGATTCAATTACTTTGTAGCTGGGAATCTTATCATATCTGTTTGCCATGACTGCCACTATCCTTTCTATTACCCTAGTATCTGACTAAGGTGTTCACGTTTTAACTCTGATTGTTTAATAGCTTTGACAACTGTTTCAGTATCAATGGTTGCACCTGATTTACCAATGAACTCAAACGGTGCAATAGACTCATCAAGTACGACGACATCTTCGGCCGTGTGAACTTGCTGACGCCACTGCTTTCTAATAGCGTCCTTTGTCTTCATATCAACAAATTTGTTAGCATTCACGCAAATAATCCACAGATTGATTGATTCAATATAATACGATTTCAATGACTTCACTCCTTATTCATTAACACAGCGATTGCCGATACATCATTGATTGGCGTTACGCTCTGCAACTCGTTGCCTTGACCAGTACCATAGTATGATTGCTCCCAGTCCGTCTTAGTGCGATGGCAACTCCCACAGATAACAGCTAAGTTATCAACATTAGCTTTCAATGCTTCGTCAAACTCAATTGGGACAATGTGGTCAACAGTCTTAGCGGGTGTGATAACGCCTTGCACTTTGCAGTAAGCACATAAGTAATGGTCACGCTCTAGGACTTGTTGCCTTAGATGTGACCATTGTCTTGTCCGATAGAAGTTGTATTGCTGGCGCTTATCCTCGTTGCGATAACGTGTAACCGTGTTGTACTTGTGCGTGTACTGCTTGTCATTGCTACGTGCCCAACGTTGCCGACTAGCCAAGTACTCAGCTTCATGCTCATGGTGTTGCTGACAATAGTGGTCAGGTAAAGTGACCATCGCATGGCAGTTAGGATAGCGGCATCTTCTTGTCCTTGGCATGTTGCTTCCTCCGTTTCTTATCCAAACTAAAAGCGCCATGCTTGTTTGCACGACGCTTCATCCATTTATCTAAGTGGGCATCCATCTCTGCTTCTTGTGGCGTGACGTAGCCGTATTTTGTGTTAGTCATCTTTGCCATAAGGTGCCTCGTTGTCTTTCATATTCATTGTAATTCCTCCTCGTATGTATCAAAAAACTCCCGCCAATAAGCGAGAGTAGTTTGAAGGTGTTTAATTTCATGTATAAGAAAAGACCAAGTAAAAAAACTAGACCTTCATGAACTATATGTGTCAAATCACTCGCGGTTTGAATATCAATACTTTGATGAAATGTTTATGTATGTTATTCCAGCACCATAATATTTTTCATTTATTCATTACATACCACCACACCTTGCTTTCTAAATATGTAATAAAAAAGCTCCTGCTAATCAGCAAGAGCCAGTCAAACAATGCATACTATTATAATCCAGAAACATACACAAGAAGTTCACGAATAGTATCAACCCACGAAACTGTATAATCTCTATCTTGCCTATCTGAATGATATTGGTATTTCTGTTTAGCAAGCAATTTTGCAACACCGATATCATCTGGTAGGTAGTCCAAAATATGGTCATTAATAAATTCACTATCAATATTTTGATCAATAAACTTCTTGTTAAAAGTCAAATCCACTTGATAAATTATTCCACCACTAGTTAAAAATCGCTTAGTTAAAAAATCATTTTCAGACTGAAAAGCATCATCATATTTTTTAAGACCATCCATATTAATGACTGAACCAATTGCATTATCTTTCTCTAAAATAGTCCGCTCATGTAATAGATCCATCAGCATCATGCAAACATCTTCAGCAATACTAATAATAAACCTAGTTTCAGATTTTCTTGTACTAATCGCCGCATGTCTTCCTCCATGAGAGGTTGCACTATTATTTCTGATATTTCCAATAATATCTACTAAGTTGATTAAATCAGTTGACATTTTTTGGACTTTTTCAGGATATTCCATAAGTGCGGTAAGCTTATTTAAGCAAGACTTAATCATATCATGTAGACCAATGTAGTAACCACTCTTGGTATGTCGACCCTCAGTTTTCTCCAGCTCACAGTCCGTCAATTCATGATATACATAACTGCAAGTTGACTCAATCAATGTTCGTGCATAATTAACAGCTTCACCATATTCGCCACGTTCATATTTACTGTTCATAAGCGAATGTTTTTGTTGAAGAGATGTTACTTGATAACTGCTAAATTCACGCTCATTTCTAAAATAAATTTCCATGTCATGTACCCCCCAAAGGGACATGATACATGGATTTAATCCATTAAGCTAGTATTAAATAAATTGATTTTTTATTTATAATGACGGCGGAAGGATTTGCACCTTACAGTTTGCAAACCAATAATAGGACCATCAAAGATGCTAGAAAAGCATACCCTACAATCAGCTGTGTCTGCCTATTCCACCACAAGTACAATGCAACTTGCAGGCCTCGAACCTGCGCCCCTAAACATTTAGTTCAGTGCTCTACCAACCGAGCTCAAGCTACGTAATGGTTGGCTCTTAGCTTCCAACCACAAATCGGAGAAACGGAGTCGAACCGTTAACCTCAGGCACACGTTTTAATGCTGGCCAGCCCTGCGCTTTACCGTTCAGCTATCCCCGAATGTCGCTGACGGGCCTCGAACCCGTATCCCATTGTGGCTTACCAATTAGCCCACAGCGACTACCAATCTGTAATTTGGAGGATTACGTCATGCACGTCAATCACATTTGGCATACTACAAATTTATCATGATTATAGGTGCCGGTTTTCTCACTTTTTTCCACTATAAATCATACAATCCTAATCTCTTTGCACACTCACTAACAAATGCGTTTCTGAGTTCATATGCTCGCGCCTTACCAACGCTCAACAAATTGTTATCTACTAGGCCAACCAAAGTATATCTTGGATGGTTTCGAAAATACAATTCAGTAACAATAACCTCTGTATCATGTCCCACATCATCTAGGCAATCGTCAATCACTTCCCGCTGATGTTTCAAGGCATTAATGCGTCGATCGTCGTCAATTGTAATGAGCGTATTTAACGCCGTATCTGGGTACTTGTATTGTGCCTTGCCACCTCCGACATTATCATCACGTGGGACAGTCGGATAGCGTAATTCCTGTTCGCGTTTCTCAATGTACTTGTCAATCTTGGGATAGTCACGTAGAATATCTTCAACTTTTCTAATCGTCGTTCGTTTCACTACCAGTTCCCCTTTCAAATATTGTAGTCTAGCAGCGCACACATTTAGGGTTGCCTAAATATATCGTGTGGTGTATATTATAGTTGCTTTGATTCCTAGCGCCGTATTCTCCTCAACAGATACGACGCTTTTATATGTTATACTGACAACGGTCATTCGAGTGGTCCCGTGACTGGTCGCCTTAACGGGCGGCTTTTTGTTTGCTATCACGATTGCTCAACTCCATAATACCAGCAATGAAGTCCTGGCCAATTTGTGCCTGTTGCTCAGTTGTCTAGGCATCTTCGTCCTCCGTAATGTAGTATTTGTTTTCGTCAATCGCACGAATACGCCTATCAATCCAACTGTTACTCCGTTTTAGCTCCCGAGACGTCCTAGTTTTACCCTGTTTGCCTTCCATGACTAATTTAATGGCATTATACTGGGTACGCGTAATCTCCGTGTAATCGTCTGATACGGCTTTAATGCCAGGCATCTTATGCAAGTTAGCTAGTTTGCTCTTAGGCACGCTATCCATGCTGCCGTATCTCGCTTCCAGCTTATGAATTACTTCCAGTCCTTTAAGCCAATTTTTGCTCGCCATAGGCTAACTTCCTTTCAAGCTCCTGCTCGTAATGATCATGTATCTCGTTCGTACAATTTGGGCATGGTCCAAACGTGAAACCATAACTCCTAAGTGATTGCTGAACAACTTTACTACCATGGCATAATTCACAACTCATACACTTCTGACCCCTTCCATATTGTCAAACAGCAATTGACAGCTAGTATCCTTGGTATATAAACGATCAATTGTTTTGCCGTCGTACATACTTTCTAATTGCTTACGTGTGTTGTTAGTCGTAATGATGGTTATATGTTTGACTTCGTTATGATCAAAATCGCAACGCGCATTCGCCACTTGATACATCAGTGTCTGCAAACCTTTGTGTACTGGCTTGTAGAACCCCTTTTCAGTTGGCTTACCGCCTTCAGTACCAAAGTCGTCTAAAACTAAAACATCAACGTTTTGCATGTCTTTTAGAATGTATAGTAAACGTTGACGTACATCCGGTGCTTCATACTTTTCATTAACCAGCCGTAGCAACTCAGCTGTTGAGACAAACATTGCTGTCTGTCCTGCATTCATTAGCTGATACATAATTGCCAGTGCTAATGATGTTTTGCCAACACCGGGACCACCTGCCAGCGCTACGTTGAACTGGTTAGTCTCTAATTGCCTAGCTAACTTAAATGCTTGATTGCCAAGCTCTCTAGCTTTAGCTTGATTAGGCTGTTTATCAACCTGCCAATCATTAAAGCTAAATCGTAGTGGCACACCTCCGGACCAGACTGACATACGATAGTAATACCGTTTTCGGTTAGCGATTACGCCCGCATTCGCCCGATCAATCGTTTGATGATCCAATTCTTCTTTGGTTGGCAACTTAGTCGTGTCAATGCCTCTAGCCGCTACTACTTTTTGAATCGTGGCTTGATTGAATAGCTTTGTTACGTTTTCCATTAGCCAAACCAGTCCTCTCGTGTTTGCGGTGCAACATTAGTCGGGTGATCACGTTCAGCCTGACCCATGAGCGTGTCATATTGCTTGCGTAACTTTCCTGCCGACAAAATGTTTGCTTGCCAGAATGAATTATCCTGTGACCAATCTACTAACCAATCTAATTTTTCATAATCACGATGATCACGTTCGTGTGCCAATCGAATATCATTAGCCCATTTCTGTAAGTTGGGGTCTTTGAAGTCAGGTTGCCGTTGCTTAATTCTGGTCAACAAGTGACTAGCAATTTTGTATGGCTGAGAAGACGGGTCATAATTTGGCTTTGCCAAATGGTGACTATCTTTGTTTACCTTACCTTTACTAACCTTACCTAACCTATGCGGTCCATCGTCCGTCCATTGGTTGTCCATTGGACGTCCAGTAACTTTACCCGTGTCAGCACGCGGCTTGGGCTCAGTTAATTCTATGTTTGGCAGGATTTCTAATAACAAGTCTTTATATATCGAATCCACTTTTCTATCCGCTCGAATTCGATTATTTTCGTTCCAATCTGTGATATAGGTAACTAGATCATCGTTTAAAACATTTACAAAATTCTTAGCTACTAGTATTCGTAAATCGTCCTCAACTGCACCAGTTTGCCGCATAACTGAGAACGCTTCTACAACACCATCATCATCCGCATGCAACCCCAAATGGAAATAGAGTGCCTGACTGCTCAACGGCATCTTTAGAAATTTAGCGCTATCAGTTATACGGTTGCTGAACATTCTTCTTTGCGCCATCTTTTAATCCTCCCTTATTTACTAGTAGGCATTCCACCCACCCGGTGTATTAGTCACTGCTGTATTTACCTTTCAAGCCAATTCGTTTTAGTGTTTCCTAAATCACATTTCAACACTATATTCAATTAATCCCAGCTTCTTTAAATTTTTCATAGCACGTGAAAAGTCATTAATGCTAATGCTGTTTTGACTTAGCAATTTGTATGTGTTACATTTTCCAAGTGCCAGTTCGCCAATTATCTGAATAGTCTTCAAACCATTTTGGCAAAGCAACCATTTTTCATATAGTGAGTTTATGTTTTTGCTAAGATGACCAATGTCTGTAAAGTTTACGCTGATTCTGTATCCATTTTTAATCATTATTTCAGCCCCCTATTAAACACCCCTACATTCAAGTAAAATGCCATCGCCATATTGTCTTCAATTAGCCGCCATTCTGGAGCTAATTCTTGTGGATCGATTGATACAATCCGTGTAATACCATGAAGAATGCAATCCTGTTGTTCTTTGTAAGGTAATTGATTATCCATAACTACCGTCCTCGCTTTCTTAATGCTTGAAAACATTCCTGGTCAGTGTTACTATTCCACTAACCATATAGGTTGCTTGTAGCTCACTGCTCTTTCATTCCAATCCGGCAGTGGGCTTTTTTTGTTCCTTAGCTTGCCAATATTTAAGTTTAGGCCTATTATTGTTTATAGTATCTTTTATCTTTCCCTAAGCCATCACTAGTTGCTGCTAGCGATGGCTTTTTTGCACTCGTTTCCAGTTGTTAACTGGTAAAACTGATACTTTTTGCATGATCATTCCTCCTAATACATTGGTGGCAATGTAAACGTCCAGTTCTCATCAGAATTTTCATCTGGCTCGCAAACATTAATATCGTGTTCTTGCAATTCGCCAATAAATTCTTCTGAATAGCCAAAGCACGGACGCCGCTTAATGATCCCGTCTGTATCGTACGTGATAGCGTTAATCAGCTCACGTTCATCTGCACGAATCGCGTTATACTTACGTGCTCTTAACGCGTGTTCAATGTCTTCTTCATACATACTATTTCCTCCTAAACTCCAAACCAGTTTCTAATCCCACGGTGCTTGTACCACACGGATGTTAGCGCCCAAGTTAATACCGCTACTTCTACCATGGCAATTCCTCCTTATGAGTTGGATCATCGTCTACCCGCCTAGGTTTTAATTGTTTCTTGAATGATCCATTAGCCACTCATGTACTGCTGGGGCGTACCATTTCGTCTTTCCTATTAAAGGCTTCGGGAAGTCATTCTCGTATCGAAAATGGTCGTCGAATGTATCTTTGCTGAATTGGAACATTTTCGGCATGTCCTCACGGCTAACCATCACATGCTCGATGACTGGTTGTTTTCGCCCATCTGCAAGTCCTTGTTCATATGCTTGCGTGAAAAGCTTCGACAAAGCACTTATCAAACTGTCCATTCTGGTCACTCCTTTCGGTGTATAATTTTATTAGTTCAATTAATCGAGGTGAAAATTTATGAAGCAATTCAAGTGTCCATTTTGTGGTAGCTTAATCAGTGATGAACAAGTGGTAACCAACAAATTTCATAACTTATTCATGTTGTCCTCTGTGGACAAGGCTAACCACAAAATTGACCCAAATGGAATCGTTGTGAATGTTATAGAATGCGACGAATGCCATAATTGTTGGCTTCGCGATCCAAACAATTAAAAGCACACTTTCAATTTGTGTTCCTTGCTACTGCCAAGCTTGGAACACTCTTTTTATTTCTTCAGGTGTACCTTTAATTGTTAATTCCATTTAGCTCACCTCCTATACTTACTTAGTTGTATACTTGACTTATTCCAATTGACCGAGGTGATAATTTATGACTAATGAACAACTTGCCCATGACTTAGCTATTGCTGTCGTTACTGCTAAGTTAGAGAAAAAATCAAACCCCAATGCTGATGTTTCAGTAGTGAATGATTACGATATGGCGTATCGTCAATTACTTAGTATTGTTAAGCAGACCCGTTAGATAGGAAATATAGGACTCATTAAGTTTTGAAAGTGTCTCTGACAGGGAAACGCTAACTAATTCATTACTTTTTGAGTCCTTTAGCTCATCTAAAATGCTTTGCATTAATTCAAGAATTTTAATCTGATTCATACTGCTCACCTCCTACGCTGGCTGTTCAACTAATGGCATAATTCCCTTTGACTTTAAAAAGTCGTACAAAAACTTTTGCCCCGCTTGTGTCCACTTCATCGTGTTGCGTACCTGCTTGATGCCATCGCTATTCGTATACTCGTATGGTTCAACGTGCGTATAGCCTTCATCTTGATACTTTGCGTACAATAGCCAAGTTTTGCCTTGCTTGTATTGAATGCCTAAGCCATGTAGCAACTTGTTGAACTCACGTGTCGAGTAACCGTAGTTTTTAGCAATCATTGAGATTGTCTCCAGCCCCTTGTTGGCTAACATACTATCGGTGTAATCTGCCTTAGGCTTCAACTCCGTATTTTCGATCCGAAGCTGAGCATTCTCATTTTGTAGAATGGCATAGCCTCGTTTGACAACTTCTTGCGGATCATTCCACTGCTTTTCTAGTTTGATGAAATACTCCCGGTATTTCGTACCCTGTGCAGTCTGACTCATCAGTGACACTTGTTTAGCCATGTCAACGGTCAAGGCATAGTCTTGTAATTCCTTGGTTCCGCCCCACTGATTTTGCTGTGTAGTCGTAACTACGGGGCTAAAATCAGTGCCTTCTTGAAACATTTTAAAGTTCTGCGTAACCCATTGGCTAAAGCGTGTCTTAACTTCTAAGCCCTTATATAAATCACGAGCCGACACTAATTGTTGATCGTTTTTAACAGTAACTTTGATTAACTCGTTCATGTGGATCATTCCTTTCTTTCTGCGATATACTTAACTTATTTAGATGTAAGCGAGGTGAAAATTATTGGAAATTGGTACACTTGTCGCGTGGATAGCATTGGTGTTAACCATTGGTCAGATAGCATGTTCAATCTACAAAAGTAGAACTAATGCTGATTTTGATTTGCTGTGCGCCGCATTTGTTAAAGACAAGGTAATCTTAAAAATGGTTGTAACTAATCATTCTTCTAATGCACTCGTGATTAACAGCTTTAGGCTTCGTTATGATGACCCAACAGTATTTGCACACTACACCGTTAATGGCATTAGTTACAAAATCACGAAATCTGTTAGTTCTGACGTTCTGCCCTTGAGTTTTGCACCATATCAATCAAAACCAATATTTTTGGTATTGTGCAAAGAAACGATGTGGGATCATAACTGGGCACTAAACGCTGACAGTAAATATAAATTTATCATTTATGAAAACGGCAAACGCAAACCTATAAGTAAAGCATTGCCAATAACACAACGAGTAATATCGCTTGAAGAATTAAGAAAGCTTGAGACGGATCTGATATAGAATTGACGAATCCTTCAAAAAAATTTCCACGAAGTGTGAATCGACTACCTAATGGTGATCCGCAATGTTCACAATAATTCCAGTTTTCTTTGTTCTTGCAACCACAGTAGGGACATTTAGTAAACATTGTTATTTTGCATAATTTCATCTCGTATGGTTACGCCTTTCTTTCTGCGATTAATGTTGATTGCCTTCAAAATTAAAAGGTGTAATTTGATTCATATCTATTCCTCCCTAGATTTTGTATTTTTTAACAAGGTATTCATAAATCTCGTTAACTAATCGTTCCGCACCGTCTGTCGTCATCTTTTTATTCAATGCAAGGTTTACGGAAGTGATTGATTTATTGAAATGATCAGCAAGAGTTCCTTGGGTTTCCAACTTTTTATGATTGGCCATCCAAGCTTTAATCGCTTCTGCCTTATTATTTGTTTCCATACGAATAAACATTGTTTTGCCTCCTTTTAATAATTATTAAGAAAAAACGTTGCATTTTTCTAGTCTATATTCTAGAATATAGACATAACAAAATAAGCCTTTGAAAACTTATCTATCGCCTGCCAGGAAGATTAATAAGTACTTTTAATTTGGCAATTTTGTTAACAACTTTTCTTAACAATTACCATTCTAGATTATAAACTAGATAAAGTCCAGCTTTTTCTATAAATATTTTGTAGAATGTTCTTGTTAGTTTATAGGAGATGCTGTTATGACGCTATTTGAGCGTGTAAAAGAAATAGCAAAAAAACGTGGTATGTCTATTGCAGAAGTTGAACGTAAAGCAGGATTAAGTGAAAATTATTTATATACTTGGAAAAAGTCTGCAAATCCTAGACGTTCAAGCATTGAATCCGTAGCTAAAGTTTTAGGTGTATCTTCTAATTTCCTGTTAAGTAACACTGGAAAGCCTTCAACTTCCATTGAACCCAAGCAAATTGATATTACAGATGACGACTATATTATGACCTATCAGGGTAAACCTATCCCTCCTGAAGATATGGAGTACATCAAACGTATCTTAAACGGTGGGAAGGACTGATAATATTTGAATATCTACATCAAGCGTTTAATGCAGTATGCTTGGGATCATGGAATATCTTGCATCTTAACAGACAAACTAGATGCATACACTCCGTCGTCAGCCAAACCGGAAAACAACATCGTTCTAATTAACCTAAAATGGCACAATCCGTCTGAAATTGCCTTTCAAATGGCACACGAATTAGGTCACGTTATCAACCATGATGAAGGAATATTATATTTTTCTAGTTTTAGCAATAAATCTAAATATGAGCGCATGGCTAATTTAGAAGCATTGAAAATACTTATTCCAATTTATTTAAGCGAAGTTGATACGTATGCTGATAATAGCGTCATGCCGTTTATGGAGAGCTTTGGTATACCCAAACGATTAGAAGATGATGTCGTTAATGCCTTCCGTACTAATGTTAATAATTAATAGTTAACTTATAGACCAGATACGGATGTCGGTAAAAGCTGGGAAATTTGGAGGAATTATTGAATGTTTATAACGATTTTGGGATGGATAATTATTGTTTTTTACTGTACTGGTATGTATCGGCATGTTTTCAAAAAACGAAGATGGAACCAGCGATTCAATTAGACAAAAAATACTGACAATCGTTGTGAGCGTGTTGGTAATATTTTTCGGATTATATTTGGCTGGCCATTCAAAGCGTGTCAATGAGGCAAAACAAGAATCTATTAGCTCATCCCAAAAAGAATCAATTAGTCAATCTAAAGAAGATAGTAAATTTTCTTCAAGCGAGGACAAAGAGTCGAGTGAAGATGATGAGAACGGAAAGCTATTCATCAGGGATTTTAACGTTTATCTTTCTAACAAAAAAATGGGGACTTCCAGTATTGAAGATGGAGTTGTCAAGGTTATACTTCCAAATTCAGTAGAAAACATGAGTGTAGCTGATTTCACAGTCTTGGCTCAAGAAATTTATGACCATGCCAATACTCTTGCAAGTGGTGAAGATTACGATGCCGGGATAATTTATTTCTACTCTCAAAATGGCGGAGAACTAGCAAGATCTACATTCAGCGGCGGTATTAAAATTTTTAAGGAGTAATTGTAATGGGACTACTAATAATGATCGTCATCTTTCTAGCACTATGGAAGATATTAGGAACACTAGGACACATCTTTTTACCAATATTGGCCGTGCTATTTATCCTGGCAACCTGGATTCCTTCACAAGCAATCGTTATGGTAATTTGGGTGCCAATCGCGATATTATATTTTATTGGTTTAGCCGGGTATAAACATGCTAAGTAGAACTAGTATACACATATTTTAATCGGGGAAAAAGCTATGGAATTGTATGTAGGAACGTACAGTGAACACGTGTTCGATTTCAATGTTGTAATTGGTATCATTTGCTTTATAGTGTTAGTCGTCATGCTAGCCTACTGGATTCACAAACGAAAGTAGCACCCTCGCCCACTACCAGCCTAGCGGGCAACATGCGAGCGTAGTTCAACGGCAGAACAATGCCCTTTAATTGCTAACTAACCAGATATTTAGAGATGCAGGTTCGACTCCTGCCGCTCGCGTTGTAACACAAAAAGCACATCCCCTCCCGCCAAGAAGTTGGATGTGCTACCAATAAAAACCAGTGGATTACTCCGCTCTTTTTACATACATAATATTATCACAACTAAGGAGGTGATGCCTGTAAGTCCTTAAAATTCTACCCGCCTAGGTGAAATTTAAGGAGGAAATATAAATGGCAAGTATTAATAAGCGTGGTAAAACATGGAATGCACGTGTTTCATATTACGATGATTTAGGAAATCGTAAATTTATCAATCAAGGTGGTTTTCGAACTAAGCGTGAAGCCCAAGAATGGGCTAACCAAAATGAAGTTGATGTTAGCAATGGTATAAATCCAAGATTAGGTAAACAACTATTTACGGATTACTTTTTAAAATGGTATCAGACTTATAAGGAACCAACTTTAGCAAAGTCCAGTCGCTTACGTTATCAGTATACGCTTGGAATTGTTAATAATTATTTTGCTGGCAAACGATTAGATGAAATAACACGTACCGATTATCAGAAGTTTCTAAACGATTATGCCAATCCTATAGGTCGAAGCCCTCGTTCGCTTAGCAGCTCCGAAAAAGTTAACGTACAAATTAAGTCAGCCGTCCAATATGCTATCGATGACGGCATTATTAAGCGTAATTTTACAGCGCACACCAAAATTAGTGGTCGCCCAGAGAAGCCCAAAGAAATGAAATATTTAGATGGTAAAGATACCGAAAAGCTAACTCGTGCGCTTGAATCAGACTTAACTTTTGCTCACTTGACTAAGCTAATGGCACTAGTTAGTTTGCAAACTGGCGCTCGGTACAGTGAGGTTGCCGGTCTAACATGGGATTGTTTCTCTTTTGATTTCAAAACCCTGAGAATCAATAAGACCTGGGATACATTACTACGAAACGGATTTGCTGATACCAAAAATGAACAGTCTAAGCGGCTAATAAAAATTACTGATCACCTAGCTGATATTCTAAAAAGTTTTCACGCCCTGCAGATCGTAAAACTAAAAGAACTAGGAATCGATAATCCACTTGATTTAATTTTTATTAATCAGTATGGGCGCGTGCCTGACAATACAAGCGCAAATCAGACGCTTCACAGAGTTTTAAAACGTATTGGGTCTAAAGATATTACCTTTCACGGACTACGCCATACACACGCTTCATATTTGATTTACAAGGGTGTCTCAATCTACTATATCTCTGAACGATTGGGTCACTCTAATTATTCTACAACCATTCGTGTTTACTCGCACCTTTTACGAGAAATGGAAAAAAAGGAGACGGCTAAAGCCCTTGTGGCTCTAAGCTCGATGGATGGTTTGGTGCACAAGTCGGTGCACAAATCTTACAAAAATGCCTAATGTGCACCAAAATGTGCACCAAAATATCTTTTTATACCGTTTTTCAGCGTTTTGTTAAAAACAAAAACCGCTTCATATCAACGTTTTAAGTTGGTACGAAGCGGTTAGTTTGATATAAATATGACCCCACCCGGACTCGAACCGGGATCAACCGCTTAGGAGGCGGGTGCCCTATCCAGTTGTGCTATGAGGCCATTAACAATCCGTAAAATATCATCTCACGGATTGTGCATTTTGGCAA